CAATGAGTTTCCTAAATTAGTTTCACCAAGATATGCCAATTTAAAGGCTACTTATGAGGCTGGTTACACAACTATCCCAAAAGACCTTAAATTAGCCATATTAGACCAAATCTCTTATGACTACGAGAATAGAGGATTGGATGGTGATTCTGGTATTTGTGAGAAGTCTTGGAAAGCCTGTCAAAGATGGACAAGAATAAGCCCAATTTTATAATATGAAGTTAGGAAAAGCGAAAGCAAATTACGTTGATGCCAACACGATGACTCGTGAGGTTAAAATCTATGCTGCCACAAGAACAAGTGATGGTCAAGGTGGCTTCACTACCACATTTGCCCTACAAAGCACAGTTTGGGGTGATTTAAGACCAGATAATCAAGTTCGTGAGATAGACCAGTCAGAATTGCAATTTGACCAAAGAAACCGCCTTTATATTCGTTTTGGAGCTACTATAACAGATTCGGATGAGGTAGAGGTTGAAGGCGATAGATTTACAATACATTCTATTAAGAACGTAGAGAACCAAAATAGGTTCTTGGAGTTAATAATTTACAAGTAATGGCATTTAGCGTTAACTTAAATGGACTAAAAGACATTCAAGATGCTTTAAAGAACATTGATGGCAAATTAAAGCAAGATGTTGGGGATGAGATTAACGCTTCGGCTTTAAAGATATTAACCGATGCCAAAAGACTTGCTCCTGTCAATTTCGGTCAATTAAGGAATCAAATAGCTTTAGTACAAGAAAGCCAATTAACATTTGGGGTTGAATCAAAGGCATCTTATTCTCCTTATGTAGAATTTGGTACTGGTCCACAAGTAAGTGTTCCAGCTGACTTTACATCTTATGCTGCACAATTTAAAGGTCAAAAAGGCGGTAAGTTTAAGGACTTTGTTGATGCTTTGACTTTATGGGTAAAGCGCAAAGGCATTGGGGATGGCAAAAATGATAGAGGATTAGCTTATGTTATTGCAAGGAGTATATTACAAAAAGGGATGCGACCTCAACCTTTTTTAATACCTTCGTATGAAACGGAAAAGCCAAAATTAATACAAAGACTAAAAAAATTGTTAGATGTTAAATCCTAATATAGAAATAAAAAAGTGGTTTTATACTAACTTGACAAGTGCGAGTGGATTGGTTGTTTATGATGGTTTTGCTCCAGAAGGTGCAGGGGATGAGTATATTGTAATGACAGGTAGGACATCAAGCCAAGATCAAGGCAAAGCTGGATACACAAATAGTATTAGCATCACAGTTGATATTATTACAAAAAATGCTAACTTTGGTTATAAACGTGCTGAAGCTATAAGCGATTTGATATTAGAAGATATAAACTCGGATACAACAATAACCTTATCAAATGGTTTTGGTGCATCAAGTTTAAGTGTAGAAAGTATTAGAAACTTAGATGGCTTAAATCCTTTAGATAACGTTTTTAGAGTATTGATAACTTATAACATAATAATAACTCAAATTTAAAATTAAATAAAATGGCAGAAACAAAAGTAAGCGGTAGAGATTATATTCTCTTAGCTGACATAAACAATGATGGTACATTCAAGCCTGTTGCTTGTTTGACTACAAACTCTTTAACATCAACTAATGACACAATAGATGCAACTTCTAAGTGTGGCAACGAGTACACTCCAGCACCTTCTTTTTCTCAATCTTTTGAGTGTGAAGGTTTTGCAATTGATGAAACAGGTACACCATCTAAAGATAGCTACCAACAATTATATGCTGCTCACGCTGCTAAAACTTTATTCGCAATTAAGATGGGTAAAGCAACTCCAACTGCAGGTGATATCACTTATGGTGGTGCTGGTTCTTTAGTGTTTATTAGCGATTTCGGTGTAACTGCTGATGATAAAGATGATGTTAAATTTACTGCAACTTTTGTAGTAAGTGTTCCTCCTATTGCACAAACTGAAACTGTATAATAAATAAAAAACTATGTACGAATTAAAAACTAACAACAAAACAATTCAATTAAAATGGGGAACTTGGGCAATGCGAGAATTTTGCAATGCTAAAGGTATAACCATAGATAAATATTTCACTTTATTAGGTGAATCGCACTTTGATTTAGACAATATCATTAAGTTGGTATATATAGGTTATAAGTCTGCTTGTGTTTCAAATAAGGATGAAATTATTTATAGTGAGGCAGATGCTTGTGATTGGATTGATGAATTAGGCTCTATTTTTAAAACTGATGGTCAACTTGTAGATTATATGAAATATGTTGTAGAAACAACAGTAATTTCAGTACAAGGAAAGCCTAAAGAAGATGAAAAAAAAAAGCCTAATAAAGCTAAATTGGGATGATGTATTAGTTAAGGCTGCGGAATGTGGAATAAAACCAAATGAATTTTGGGATATGACTTGGAAAGACTTTTCTATTATTGTAATGGGAAAGGAAAGAAACGAGTTAAATGAATGGTCAAGAACTAGACAATTAGCCTATGTAATGTATCTAAGTAATTCTGCTGAACAACATCCTAAGCCGTTAAAATCATTTTGGTCAATTCCTGAACTAGACGAAGAAGAAGAAGACGAAGAAAAAATTTATATAACGGACGAACAGTTAAAGAACACTCTTAAACTGTACGGAGTAAATTAATAAGGAAATGGCAGAAAGTACAGGGGATCCCCAATTAGAAGTAAAAATAGGAGGAGACATAACCCAACTCCAAGCCTCCATAATTGCGGCCGAAAATGAATTAAGGGGATTCCAGTCTGAAATTAAAAAGACTACCGATACAACTAAAATTGCGGAACTATCTAGGAGTATAGAAAATACTGAAAAAAGGATAGCAGGGATGCGTCAAGAAATGGGGAAAAGTGCAGGTGCATCCAATAAAGCAGTTAATGCTTTGGGGAACGTATCTAGAGTAGCTCAAGACGCATCATATGGCTTTATGGGTATAGCCAATAACTTAAACCCATTATTTGAATCTTTTCAACGATTACAAAAAGAATCTGGTGGTACAGGTAATGCGCTAAAGCAAATGGGTGCAGCATTGACTGGTCCTGCTGGTATTGGATTAGCTATTGGCGTAGTATCTTCTTTAATAGTTTCTTTTGGGGATGATATATCAAAATTTATTACTGAAAAAGCAGGTAATTTAGGTGAAGCTTTTAAAACTGAAAGCGATTTAATTACAAAAGGAGGAGAAGCATACGTCAAAGCTAGTACGGATATTGCTCAATTAAAAGATAGTTATTCCGATTTCCAAAATGGTTTTATTACTAAAGAAACATTTTTAAAGAAATTTAATGAAACTTTAGGTGATACAATTAAAGAAACTAAAAACTTAGCAGTAGCAGAAAAGTTTTTAGCTGATTATGCGGATGATTATGTTCAAATGACATTTAAAAAGGCGGTAGCTAATGAAGCTGCTGCTCAAGCTGCTAAAAAGCAATTTGAAGCAGAAGTTGCTAAAAATAAACCACAAGGAGCATTTGCAGAAGCATTTGACTTTACTACAATATTTTTTGGTGGTACAATAGAAACAATTAAAGATGTATCAAAAGCAAGACAAAATGCAGTAGTTGCAGAAGCCGAAAAGGATATTAATATATTTGAAACAATTAGGAAAAAATATGATGGTGAAGCTGATAAATTACAAGAAGCACTTTCAAAGGTATTTGGAGTTCCTATTGGTGATGTAGATAATACTGAGGAAAGCGATTTTAAAAAAATGGCTAAGCAAGAATTAGCCGATACAGAAAGATATGTAGCTAAATTAAAAGAAAAACTTAAAGAAGCGCAATACGTTCTTAAAAACGAAAGAATAAAATTATTTACTTTGCCTTCCGAAAGAAGGGAAGATGAACAAAAAAGAGGTGGATATTTTGATAAACAAATCAAGCAATTAACGGAAGATTCTAATAATAAAGGGATGGGTGCTTTCTTGATGAAGGATGCTAAGTCAAGAATTAAAGATTATGATGCAGAAGAAAAGAAAGTAAAAGAATTAGCTGAGGCTTATAATGATTTTGCTAATATGTTAGCTAGTAATTTAACATCTGGAATTATGGATGTATTTACTGCTTTTGAGCAAGGTACAAGTCCTTTAGAAGCAATTGCCGATATGTTTTTAAATATAGCTAAATCAATAGCAGCTGCAATAATTCAAGCTACAATATTTGAAGCAATACTTACTGCATTCCCAGAACTTAAAGCTATTTTTGCGGCTAGTGGTGCTTTACAAAGTGCATTTGGTGGTAGAAAATTAGCGGCTGGAGGTATAACTAATGGTGCATCTATTGCTATGATTGGAGAAGCTGGACCAGAAGCAGTTTTACCTTTAAGTAGGTTAAATACATTTATGCAAACTTCTTTCAATGCTGGAGCAATGAGTGGAGGTAGTAGAAATATGAGTGGTAGTAGTGTAGCGGTATTAAGAGGTCAAGACCTTTTAGTAGCTATTAATAGAACTCAAAAATCATCTTTTCTTAAAGGTCAAAATATAAGTTTAA